TGTGCGCGTCTGGCAGCACTTGAGAAAGAACTTCGTAGCCATATTGAAACGTCTGACCGGATGAATAAAAGTACTGACAAGCGAGGGTTAATCCTTGCGGGTGCTGACCGTGTAATGCGTGAGATGACAAACATCTTTAAAGATGATCCACAGTTCTCAGAAGCAATCGATAACGCAATGAATGCTTGCTGGGCAAAGATTTATAGTGAGCTAAGTAATGGCTAGTGAGGGTCCAAAAAATTTAGCTTATATTCAAGACCTACTAGCAGAAGGAGTCGCATTACCTGCGTTAGTGAAGGCAGATACTGAGACCTTACGTTTACAGGGAACACTCCAGAAATCGCTACCACCAATTGCTAATGTAGGTACTGACCCGCTAGTTGGGTATAGCACCAAAGCCCAGGATGCGCTTCAATTAGCTATTGAAACTGGACTTGCGTACGGTGAGACAAAGGCTAATTTAGATAAACAAAAAGCCATCTCGAAGATGGAAGAAAGGGCACAGGAACAATATTTTAGGGATAGAAATCGCTCATTTGAAAAACGACTCGGTGCATTAAGTCGAAACAATAAATTAGGACAGAACTACTTCACCAAAAGGTTTGCTGGTGAAATGTTGGGAATGGGACGTGATTTATATAAGGTATTACGGTAGACTGAAAAGAAAGTAGTACCAATATGGCAATTGCGAATGCAGCACTAGCTTACCGTCGTAGTGCGCTAATGACGGCTAGCAGAGTAACAAACAAACCTCCGTCAGAGGAAGTGCTAGCAGCTCGTGACGACTTTCACGCCTTCTGTAAGGCAATGGGTAAGGCACCTGCAAAACATATGCTGGAGTGGCACGTAGAGCTATGTACGGGAGTTGATAGCGAATGTCTACTAGGAATTGGCGGACAGAATACAGCAATCTTGGCACCACGAGGATCTGCGAAAAGCACTGTCCTTGGTTTGTTTGCTGCTTGGATGATTGGGCGTCATGCAGCTGCGAAACAAATGCTGCGTATTCTGTATATCGCATATATGGTCGATATCAGTCGAGCCAAGTCAGCAACGATTAAAGGTATTCTTACAAGTCCAAAGTATCGGGAAATATTTCCGATGGTCCGATTATCAAAGATAAAACGGTCAGACGAATACTGGAGTATTGACTATGAGTTTGCGGGGATTGATACGGCGGGTGAAGAAGCATTCACTATTGCGTGTGGTGGTCTTAAGGGTGCCATCACATCTAAGCGATCACAGTTGGTTCTTATCGATGACCCTATTAAATCCGCTGCGTCAATCAACAATCCGGATATTCGCCGTGAAATGGAGCAAACGTGGAGTAACGTTATTGCGCCCACTATGTTCCAAGGTGCACGCGCCATTTGCTTGGGCACCCGCTTTCACTTTGACGACATCCACTCCACACTATTTGTACCAAAGAATAATTGGAAACAGATTGTTCAGAAAGCAGTCATAACTGATAAAGAAGGGAGGCAGCGTTCGTATTGGCCTGAGTTTTGGTCAATGAAATACTTGAACGAACGTAAGATGGAAGACCGAGTTGCCTTCGCTTATCAGTACCTCAATACAGCAGTTCAATCTAGTGACGTTGGTATATCACCTGACCTCATCGTAAGAGGTGAAGTACCTGAGGAATATGACTGTATAGGCGTAGGTATCGACTTAAGTGCTGGTCTGAACGAAAAAAATGACTGGACTGTCTTCACACTTGCGGGCATCTTCAAAGATAAGGTCTACCTGATTGACCAACGCCGATGCCGCACAATGGGCAACATCGAAAAGATGGATACGTTATGCGAAATGCTTGCTGATTGGAACATTTTGCTAGAGAACGATGAAGGACAATACTTCCCTACTGGCTGCCCGTGTGTCGTATGGCCTGAAGCAGTTGCGTATCAAACGTCATTTGAAGGTGACTTCAAACGAATTATGTTTGAAGACCGAGCGTTGTATAACCTTCAGTGCTCCCCAGTAAAAGGATTTAGAGGTGACAAGCTTGCTCGATTACGTGGAATTTTAGGTTTATATGAACACCGCAAGATTGTTTGGAACAAATGGCGTAAGTGGGATGTATTAGAAGAAGAACTATTAAACTTCGGGCACGCATCACACGATGACGCAGTCGATTCAATGGTGCTTACTATTGGAGGATTGTTACGTAGAGGTAGCCTACAAGTTGACTACAATAGTGATAGCTTTGACTTATAATTACCGAAATGGCTCGTAAGAAGTGGAGTAAGCTTACTAAAGCAGAAAAGAAAGCATTTAAAGATGGAGACCGTAATATTGGTAAGGCGGAGTATAAAGCTCAGCGTCAAGCAAAGCGCCCAGTTACCTTAAAAAAAGGTGCTTCTCAAAGAGTTAAAAATACAGCGACTAAACTTACAGCCGCGCAAGCCGCAGGTAAGCAGAAGAAATCTGAGAGGTTGGCGGGCAAATTAAAAGAAGCACGCGGTAATCAAGTGCGTAAAAGTGATATCCGTCAAATGATGAACGATAACGGCGGGAATATCCAAGCAGTCAGCAAACAATTAAATCAAAAGAATTTACGTTCTGGAGCACAGCAGTTCTTAGCAAACAAACTATCTGCTCGAACTAACAAATCAGCGACACAAGTAACAAAACCTGTTGAAGCGAAGAAGCCTCAAGCACCTGCAGTAGAAATTCGAGGTGGCGTTAACAATGTAGATAATTCAAATAATATTTCTATTGGTACCGGAAACGGAACAGGGACTGTACCTAATCAGCCTCCAGCACGTCCTGACATCGCTCAACCTGGTTTGAGTAATGGCAATAAGATTACTAGCGAAAGTAATCAAAGAGTTAAGTACAGCGGTATCAATAAGATTGATAATTCGACAGTAATGGGTGGTGTGGGTAATGTTGACAATAGCAACAACTCATCATTCTTCCAAGGATCGCAGGCATTCCAACCCTCAACACCATCTGTGCCTGAAGCTGAAAGTGGAGCAACAGCTACACCAATATCGAACGTAATCGAAAGCGACAAAACACAAAAAGTAAATTATGGTGGTGAAAATACAATCAACAATTCTTTCATTGGTGGTGGTGTTGGTAATGTAAACAATGCTGATTATTCAGTAACCATTCAAGGTGGTGGCAGTGGAGAAGGCTTAAGCAACTTCGGTGCCGCTGCGGCAGCTAATGCCTTAAACGAGAATCAATACGAGCGTTCTCAGTCCAAGGTGACCGGTTCAAGTATTGCTAACAAATATATTGCGAATATGTTAGGTGCTTCAGGTATTACGAATACTATTAACAACGCTCAGAACCGCTCAAATCAAGCCCAAGCATATTGGGGTGCTCGTGCCAATCAACAGCGCGATATGGTAATCGGAAACTATATCAAACCCGCTGTCTGGCAGCAACCAGAACCTCTCAAACCTGTGGAATCGAGGATTGAAGAACTCAGTGAGAAATACGATTTCTCATAAAGAATAGTTAGACTAAATTCAAATGGTATTGTAAATGGCTAATCCGACTGGTAATAATCAATTCAACGAAATCCTTAGTGCCGCCAAAGAGCGACGTGGTGACTTACCAGTTGACACTATGATTGTTGCGTCGCATCTAGCACAGATGCGAACGTTCATTCTTCGTCGTGGTATTGAGTTTTATACAGAGCAGGATTCATATGGTAAGCGTAAGGAGTTGTTAGCCAAACTCTATGAAGACAATATGCTGGAGATGAAGCTCGACAGCATTGTTGATTATTTTCTGTGCGACGGTCAGGGATTGTTTTACTTCCGTCCTGCTGGTGATGGATATCAAATCTTGTACTTCCCGAAAGACAGCTATCGCTGCTATCGGGACCAAACAGGTGAAATCGAAAGCGTTGTACTAATTTATTCGTTCAACGTACGTCAGCCTTCACTTGTTGATGCGTTCTCTAATCCCGGTGCCCGTGGTGGTAGGAAAAAATATATTAGGCTAAAAGTCTATAAAGACCGTATTGAGCAACTCATTTCAAACGAAAAGATTGAGTTCGATGATGAGAACAGCGGTATGCCTAATATGGTACAACCGGGTAATACAGAAACACTTACAAACAGCTTAGGGTTCATTCCTGCTGTTGAAGTATTCAACCATCTTGACTGTACGGGTCAAGGGCACGGTCGTGGTGAGTTTGATTGGATTAGCAATCAGATTATGTACCACGATGACCTGGTGCGTAATATCCGCAAGAACATGAAGTTCTTCGGTAATCCTACACTTGTATCTAGCCGACCAAAGCACGACATTATTGAAAGCGGTGAAGACAAACCTTTCCGTCCCACCATAAGCTCGCAAGCGGGCTTTATGGCGATGGAGAGACCCAGTACAAGGGCTAACCAACCATTCGGCGGAGCGTCTGCATTAGACGGGCAAATCAAGGTGCCTAGGGTCATCGCCAACCTTGAGCCTACAGACCGTGTCAGTTATATGACACCTGATAGTGTTTCAGGCGACCAGAATATGTACGTCAAACAGTACAGGTCTGAAATACGATTGGCACTTGGTGGGGTAGATGATATTGACTTTAACCTTGCTTCGACTGCTTATGAGATTAAAACTCTCTACGGTCGTGTAGCAGCAACTGCTGAGAAAAAGGCGCGAGCACTATTTCAGTTCGGTTTATGCCGCCTGATGTCAATGATTATCGTACACGAAGAATTCCTGTTCGAAGAATCGTTTGCTCAAGCCATTGGATTGGAAAAACCAACGATACCTCTGCAGGAGCAGTTTGAAGGTCAGCCAGAAGAGTTTGAAAAAGCTATGGCTGAATATCAAAAGGCTCAAATCGATTACCTCAACAAGAGAGAAGAAGCCTTCCGTGCTACACTTGAGGCAGGAAATATTCCACCCGGAGTAGTTGGTCTCATCCCTGACGGAAGCACAAAAGTTTCTTGGCGTTGGATGGGAGAAGTTTTTGAAGATGATTCACAAGACATTCTTAATAACAGTATTGTCGTTAGAAACCTTCAAGAACTCGGTGTTGATTCTATTGAAGCACTGAAGTATCTATTCCCACAAAAGACGGATGAAGAACGTGCAGCAATGCTGAGCGGCTTCCCCTTCCGGATGGTCCAACAATCCCAACAAAGCATTAATCAATTTATCGGTCTGCTCGGTTCTCTATACCAGCTGCCGCATCCACAGACGCCAAACCTTCCGTTGGCATCTGACCCGAACCTTGACATTACAGGGTTCTTATATCGTTCATTAGATTTTCTACGAAAGGAGTTAAGTTACAGTGGAACATACAAGCCAAGCAGTAGCGACACCCGCCCAGACAAGCTCTCCGATGCCGACAAGCGTCGCTCCGAGCTCGGCCTCCCAACCCGCGATGAGCGCCCCGTCCGGTTACCAGGTGTCACCTTCCCAGGCGGTGCCAGCGGTACAGGCACAAGCGCCGCAGCCCCAGGCTTACCAACAGCAGGCGGCCCCGCAGGCTTCGGTGGGGACACCAGCGCAACAGGCCAATCCGTGGCAGCAGGCATTCCAGGCGCTCAGCGCAAGTCTGAATTCGCCCAGCCAATCCCAGGCCCAGGTACCACCCTCGGCTTATCAGACGCCGACACCTCAGGTCAGTACCCAGGCGCAATGGGCTTCACAGGTCCAGGCACCCCAGGTGCAGCCGACCTACTCTCAGCAAGCTTCAACCCAGGCTTATTCGGACCAGGCAGTGCAGCAGATGCTGGCGCAACAAAGTCAGCAGCAAAGCCAAAGCGCAGCCGTAAGCGCTCCTGATTCCTACCTGAGCCAAATCTCTGATACTTCTCTGGAAGTTTTGGAGCACTTTGGTGCTGAAGCTCCGGCTCTTCTCAACCAGTACGCCTGTGCTGTTGAAGATGCCCTGATTGAGCAGGTCCAGCGTGGTCAAGATATGCATCTGATGTTGAACGCTGCTGGTGAAGAGCGTGCAGCAATGAACATCATGCTGACCGACCCCGACGTCCTTGCTGATTACGTCAACGAATTCTTCGGTCCCGAAGGTCCGTATCCGACTGAAACTGCTGAAGAAACCGCTGCTCGTGAACAGTACGAAGCAATGGCTCAGTTCGAATCTGAGATTGAACAGCAGGAACAGCGTCAAGTTCCTACAAACTTCCAGCGTCCTCAAATGGAAATGCCGACACCTGGTCAACAGGCTCAGTCGCAAGCTGGTGAGTTCTGGGGTAACTTCTCCGAAATGATGGATACCAACCCTGAGAATGCTTGGCAGTATCTCGCCCAAGCTCCTACTGGCTCCTTCCAAGCCAAGGCTCTCATTCAGGATATGTGATAAGTAGTAGGGGGTTCTTGATTGAATCCCCTACAATGTAAATATTGAACGTAAGTGAAAAATGCCGCAACGTATTACTGAAATGGTAGGCGCTCAGTTTGCTCCTCACGCAACACAAGCGTTAGGTCTTGCTTCTGAGCAGCGTGGTCTGGGTGGAATGGTTCCGCCTAACCAGGGATTAACCAACCAAGATGATACAGGTGCTTATTCCAAGCCATTTGTCAACGCTCAAGGGCAGCGGCAGATGGAACTAGAGATGCAAAATGTGCGGCAAAATACAATGACTGCTGCCCCCCAGGCTGCTGCTAATGCAATGGGTCAAGTGCGTAAGCAAACAACTGAGATGGCGAGTGCCGCAAGCACTGAGCAGCAGTTTATGAATGCGTATATGTCTGATGTTTTAGAACAACAAGGTGGTGGACAGCATCTGATGGCATTGAATGCACGGATGACTGGACCAGAGCAAGACCAGTTTGTCACTAATATTGCTACTTCTCGCAAACAGTTCGAAGGACAAGCACCTGAACTGGGTCAAATTCAAACAGAAGCAAATCGATATATGGCCTAATTTACTACAATAAGTAGTAGTAAATATGTAATGCCGTGCGGTTAGCGGGTCAAAATACAAAGCAAGATCCAGAGGTATTTCAAACTATTTGGAAGCACCTTAAGTCCGATGGAATGGAGGATCAGGCTGCCAATCATATGACAGCAGAAATGCTGCATCACGGCGAAGATTTTGAAAGTTCAATTGAACAGTATGAGCGTAATCTGAGTAATTTCAAAGAGAAAGGATTTAATAAGCACGCAGCTCAAGCGATGGCAGTTGAATCATTAGAGACTGGAGATAATCCCGAAGAGAGCCTACGATTTGCCCGAATTTACGGTTAATTAGATGCCCTAGAATAGGGCGTAGTTAATCATATAGTGATGGAAGAATTTATTGTTGAATTACCATTACACGACGAAGTATATATAGAAACTCCTCACGGAGAAGAGCACAGTCATAGCGTGATACAAGATGACTTGCTTGGATATTGGATTGACTTTGCGTCAAGACCTATGATGGACGATGGTGTTATTAAGTGGAATAGCACAAGTAAGAAAGAGCGTAAGTTCCTGAGAAAGGTATTCGCACAACTAGAGGATGATGTAACTGGTCTCAAGTTTAAGAAAGTAAAGAACCCAGAGATTGCGGAAATCCTCTTTAGGAAGACAGAAAGATTTGAAAATTATTTTACCCTTGGTCGTGCGGAGTGGACGCCAAGAGACCCTAGATGGAAGCTAACAATTCGACACGGTATTCGTAATCGCCGCAGTACCTTGGTTCACGAACTAGGTCACGCTTTAGGACTAGGACACCCAGAAGATCACAAGGCAGAAACAGATACGATTATGTCATACAACCGCGACAAATCATCTCGCTATTTCTTTCCTAAGGACATAGATTACTTGACGGGGATATATTCTTCCTGATAGACTAAAGTATCAGTGAAGATTGCATATGTCACAACCAAAACTATCAGGTGATTCCGTTCGTGCCTATTTGCGTGATATCGGACGTATTCCCCTGTTAGAGCACGACGAAGAAATTATGCTAGGACGCAAGGTCCAACGGTTGATGGAAATCGAAGACCAACGTAAGGAACAAGAGAAAAGTTCTGATCGTAAAATTAGTGATAAGGAACTGGTAAAACTTATCTCTAGTGACCCTAAGCAATGTATGCGAGAAATCCGTGATGGACGTAAAGCGAAAGACAAAATGGTTACCGCAAACTTACGTCTCGTCGTTAGTGTTGCCAAAAAATATACCAAGCGAAACATGGAACTTCTGGATATCATCCAGGAGGGCACCATTGGCTTGGTCCGTGGTGTGGAGAAGTTCGATCCTGGTCGTGGTTATAAGTTCTCTACTTATGCTTATTGGTGGATACGGCAAGGTATCACGCGGGCCATTGCGGAGAAATCGCGGGCAATACGCCTACCAATTCACGTTACAGAGAACCTCAACAAACTTAAGAAAGCCCAGCGTGAGTTGAGCCAATTAAACGGTCAGATGCCTAGTGTTTTCGAGCTGTCTGATTATCTGAAGCTGTCAGTAGAAGAAATCAAAGACTTGATGTGTAAGGCACGTCAGCCCACATCGCTGGAAATCAAGATTGGCGAAAATCGTGATACAGCACTAATCGACCTTCTTGAAGATGAGACGCAGCTGCCCGATGCCCTGCTTGAACGGCGGTTTATCAAGGACGACATCCGTGAACTCATCAGCCAACTACCTGAGATGCAAGCTGCTGTAATCAGTATGCGTTACGGTATTGGTGATGAAATTTTAGAGCCGATGTCGATGACCGCAATCGGTCAAATCCTTAATATGTCACGTGACCGTGTAAGAACACTAGAGCAAAAAGCATTACGAGGATTGCGTGATATGCGTGAAGAAGTGATTGGTTATTTGTAATTTACAATAAAGGTAGGTTTAAGCTCTGCCGTAATGGACGTTACTAAAGAAGTAAATAGGTCAATTAATTTGATGGGCGGCAGTGGTGGCACTAACCCCGCCTCTTATGCTGCAAGCAAATCGCTGAACTATGCCAAGTCAAAGAACAGCCTGCTTAACGCAGCGGAAGAGAAAGTTACTGCCATTCCTTACACGCTGAACTACAAAGATAGCGTTGGTTTGTTCGGTGCTGAAAATGTATTTGTAAAGGTTCAGCTAAATATTCAAAGCGCACGTTCTGCCTTTACTAATATTCAAACACCAGAGAACGACTATATGCCAGTATGGACGTTCCCCGAAACAGATCTAATCAATTTCTACGAGACTGGGGAATTTAACTTCGGTCAAGACTTCAGTCCAGTAAATACATATGACCCAGCAACGATTAGCAATGATCTATCTGCTTATCAAATTCCGTATGTCCGTGTTGACTTAGCGAATTTGAAGACAGGCAATAAGTATATTGATAGCTGGTTCGACGCTCGCATCTACACAAAGGATAGAAAGGAATATGAATACGACACTATTTATATGGGTATTAACGATTATTTTTATCTAGGGTTCCACGCAAGAAATACTCGCCGCTTACCGTACAACGTTGAAGTGACGATTGGCGACGAGTATTTAGAGTTCTATGATATGACTGATGCTCAGCGAAGAATGACTGCTTAGGAAGCAGCTTCAATCTCCTTACATTCTTTCAAGATCTCAGCCTTAAGTTTATTGTCAATCAAGTCGTGGCCTTGCTCTAAAGCCCAGTCAAGAAGCTGCTGCTTAGTCATATTATCTAAGTTAACTTTGTCAGTCTTTACGACAATGGTAGGAACCTCAGGTACAACTGGAGAAGGAATACCAGCAACCGTACGCTTTAGAACAGACCCACCACTGATTTTGGAGAACTGATATTCAACTAACAATTCAGTGCTGTTTTCCGCAACGACAGCAACACGATCGAGACGACAAACGGGGAAGGTAAAGTTACCAAAACCGTCGTGCCTGATTTCAAGTGTCATTCGATCAACAGCTGGGACAATCAGCCGAACGACAACACCATTCTCAAGAGTAACTTTGAAGATGGCGCAATCAATATAAGCACCGGGCTTTTTATTCCACCAACGCGGAAACTTACTGAAGTTGCCTGCTTTAGGCATAACAAGCTTAATGCCGTCACCTGCGTTAGAAGCAACAGTTTTGCCGCCTTTGTAAACAACTTTATCGGCCATTAGATTTTATTCAATACCTGTATCTATTTTAGACTGTTTCTCTTCCGCACGTTTACGTCGCATGTAATCACGCTTAGCTATGCGTTGACGCTCTTTGTAGGCAGCTTGTTGCTCCGGAGTGTTTTTAGGACGTCGCTTGTAGGGTAGCTTTGTATTGTTCTCTTTCCAACTAACCCAACGTAAATTATCAGCAGCTGGATTAGTCTTGTCTTCGTCAATATGGTCGACGATGGTGCATCCCTTTCCCTGACCATAAGGAGTTGGTGGATTACCCAGGAATGCAAAGGCAACTAGCTTATGGACACAAACATCTAACTTTTTACCTTTACCAATCCTTTGTGTGAGGCATACAGTTGGATAACCAGCTTTATGAGGACGCCACTTTAATATGCGGTCTGTTTTTTGTTTAGTTGAAAGTACCTGACCTTGACGATTTACGTAATATTCAATACAAGCTTCAAACCCAGGAAGTGTATGCACAGGCACCCATTCCTGTGTATCAATAAAGCGCTCCATACGTATATTCGGGAAACTTAATCACACACTAAATATAGCTATTAACATCTAAATATGTGACTATGTCGAAGTCACTTATATAACCATTTAGCTTACGGAGTTAGATCCCAATGTGGATTGACAACGACTTTCCCAAGCTTCTTGGTGCAGAACTCTACCGTCCTCATCCTGCTTACATCATTGAGATGGCAGTTGAGCCCGTAGTTGTACACGATTTCTCGAAGCAGCCTGGTCAAACGGTGCAGCTCGATCGGTACCGCTTCTGGGGTAAGCCTGGCACCAAGGAGTCCCGTGAGCGGACCGCCGACCAAACCCTCGGCACAGCTTCCGCCCGCAACATCGTGAAGGACAAGGTGCTGGTCACCCTGCGTGAATACACCGGTCCCGCTGATACTCGCGATTCCGCCCAACCCTCTACCTTCAAGGTCGCTCGTGAGACCCTGATTACTGCTCAGCGTCTGCTGCTTGATACCGGCAACCTGAACGTCTTCCATCAGAGCATCGGTTCCTTGACCCTGTTGGATGACTACCGCCGCTGGCGCGACCGTGTGTTCGCCAACGAACTGCTGAAAGCCGAAGCCAACGGCAAGGCTGATGACGAGCAAGGCGGCTACTACCTCCCCGGCGACAAAGCCAAGGGCGGTTCCGGTGGCACCCTGGGTGTGACTTATGACTCTGGCGAAAGCGCCAAGTTCGACGTCACCACCGACCTGCTTGAAGTCGTCAAAGATATGCGTAAGCGCAACGTGCCTACGTTCGCTGACGGCTACTACCGCTGCATCGTGGATCCGACCGCGATGATGCACCTGCGTCAGAACTCTGACTTCCGCGAGATTGCTCGCTATCCGGGCCAAGGGATGATTAATCCTATGCAGCCCAACGCAGCTCCCAACGCCAACTTCTACCAAGGTATGGGTCCTGCTTACGGTCAAGCCGGCTTCGTTGCTGGTCAACCCGTGATGCCGACTGGCTTCCTCTTCGAGGGTGTCCGTTGGTTCGAGTCCACCAACCTGCCTGAGACTTCCTACAACCTCGTGGTTACCGATGCCGCTGCTGGTGCTGCTGATTACGGCGCTTCCCAGCTGATCTTCTTCGGTCCCCAGGCTGTTGGTGTGGGTATCGGTGGAAACAACGCTCAAATCCTGTTGAACAACAACGACGACTTCAGTCGTTTCATCATCATGATCTGGAGCCTGTTTGCCGGTTTTGAAGTGCTGAATAAGGACTTCATCACGGTTGGTTACTCTTTCGTTTATTGATAGGAGGTAACTAACAATGTCCGTGATTTTCCCCGGTAACTATGTCGCTCACCTGAACGCTTATCGCGATCAAGGTGTCTATGCCGTTCCTGGCGTCGAGTTCTATCAAATGCGTGGCGTTGCCATTGTTGATAGCAACCTGACCGGTGGCGGTACTCTGGCTCTTCAGATTCTGAGCCCTGACCTGCGTCAAGACGACAAGCCCCGTCTGGATAAAGCTTTCGCTGTTCCCGCTGGCGCTACTGTCTATCGCACTGCTATCACTGCTGTGAACCTGTCTGCCTCTGGTACAGACACCCTGGCAGTCGATGGTCTGACAACAACCACCAACACTGAAGCCACTCTGACGGCTGCTGCTGGTGTGTTCCCTGAAGCTGGTGCTACTACTTCCTTCGACGGTTTCACAACCGTGTCTGCGGAAGCCGGTGGCGCAACCATCACCGCTGCTTACTCCGGTGCTCTGAACATCGTTAACGCTGACGACTGCGCTGCCGTCATCGTTGAGGTCTGCTTCTATGTGGATGGCGAAGCTCCTACGAGCGACGACGTTCATCTCCCCTACAAAACTGAAGCCGGCCAAGGCTACTGATTTGTAATCACATAACAAGAGCCTCACTTCGGTGGGGCTTTTTTATGTGTCTATAATTAGGGAGAAGACAAGAATAGATTATGTCAAATTTATTTCAAGATACTAAAACGGGAAAGCTTGTTGAGTTCATCAATAAGCACGACAAAGAGTTCGCAATGGTGCGAGATGCTGGTGGAAATATCACCTATGTGAACCTTGACTCGTTAGTACCTTATAGCACTGAGAAAGGACGTCTCGCAAAAGTTGCTGCTCCTCAAATTCAGCCTGAAAAAGAAGAAGAAGTGCCAAGCACAGTAGTGCCAATGGAAGATACACGTCTCAACTTAAACGTTGCGTCTGCTGAAATCATTGCCAAACGTTTGCCTGGTGTTGGCTACACAACAGCCAAGCGTATTGTTGAACTACGTATGTCTTTGTCTGGAGAGCGATTTAGTAATCTTAAACAGCTTGAGAACATTCCTCGGGTCAACTGGGACCAGCTGATTGAAGAGGATTTAATCTTCATTAGTTAAACTAGATATAGTTCTGCTAGTTGCCGCAAATGGCTATTGATATTGAAAAAGTACTGTTAGCAAGGTCTGCTAGAGACGCAGAAGAAGCACCTTCAACTCAAGCTGTAGCCATTGGTGGAGCTTTAGCTGGCGCAACTGTTGGTGGTTTAGCAGGACAAGGACTTCATACAGTCGGGAGGGGGATCAATGCGTTACGTGGCAAACAACCTAATGTTTTCAAACCTGGGGCTCGAATGGCTGGTGGTCTTGTTGGTGCCATCCTTGGTGGCGCTCTTGGTGCTGGAACTCGCGACATGATGGTACAGAATTCACCAGCAGCTTCATTGCTCGCAAAAATGCAAACAGGTGAACTGACCGAAAGTGATAAGCGTCAACTACAGCAAGTCCTTACAGAAACCTACAGTGATATGGGTATTGGCTGATGGAGTTAAATGAAAATCTAAAGTCCAAAGTCCGATTTCACTTAGGTTTCAATGCTGGAGCACAGATCCCTGCTGGTGACCGTGCTCGCTTAGAAGAAGCAATGGCACTCATCCCAGATGAGTACTGGTATAACGAAGTTGTTAATCACATCCGTCGCTGTGATACAGCTTGGGAAAACAGTGAATACTTCCCACAAGACAGCAGCGGTTCACCAAACTACAGCCGCTTGGAACAAATCGCTGGCGACGTTCAGCGTACAATTTCTACTTCTGACCCACTTAAAGGTGATGAATACTTCCGTGAAATCTATCTGCGTGAAGTAGATCGTCTCGCAGAAACACTATATGTACCGAACTATCGTCGCCCTGAAGTACGTCGGTACGCATTTGAACGTGCTGGTGCTGAGTTCATTATGGCTATCCCAGGACCCGCAGATACAGCTGTTGGGTCTCGAATTGCCTTAGCAGATAGCTGGCGATAACTGTAGAATAGATTTAGGTTATACACAGTAGTTATGCCAACTCAAAAAATCACGATGGGACGTGATAGAGACACCGACTATCAGGCAAAGCTTCAAGCTGCCAAAAAAGGTTCGGACTCGGAAAACAACTATATGTGGGGATTACAAGCAGTAAACCCTAAGTACGGTAATAACAACGTGCCTACAAACGATGCTGCTGATGTAGAAGGTAACTTCTCGCAAGATACTGATACTGCCGGCAATATCGTGGCAACTGACCCCGGTAATCAGACCGGGTTCTTAGCTGGCAGTGTTTCTAGCACAATTGAACCTCAAGTTGATCCTCGCGCAATGGGGCAAGATGCAGAAGCACGTGTAAAAATGATGCAAGCAGGTCATCAGTTTCAGGGATATAACAACCGTCAACAAATCTACGGAGCTTGATAATGGCTAACCCTAACGACCCACGGACAAAGCGCCGTAACAAAATGGGAGATCCAACCGGCAAGGTTGATATTGCTCCTCAGCCGATGCCTGGTCTGCCGCAAGGTCGAGGCAATATGATGAATAATCCATTAAATGGTCTTTCGTTTAACGCTCAGACTGGTGCCTTAGATGGTGTCAATAAATTTCCCTATGGCGACGGTGGTATTCCCATTAACGACGGTCGTATGGGTGCTGTAGGACCTGCTGGTAATTCTGGTATGCAGCAGAATCAAGTCCAAGGCCGTGGATACAACTCTGCTCCATACGGTATTCCTCAACTTTCTGCTCCTGACAATCAGTCCGCAGGAATGATGGAAAGTGCCTATATGGCTCAGACTGCTGCTGGTCGTGCCGGTAAACTGTATGCAGGCCAAGATCCTACACCTAGTTATCGAGTACAGCCTGGCTTAGGTATGTCGGGTACACCCACACCTAATATTGCTCAAGGTGAAACTCCCGGTCAAATTCCGTTTGAAATGACAGGGCAGACTGGTATGAATTTACCTCTGCAAGGTATTCCAGACGTTCAAGGTATGAATACAAAACGTGGCGGTGGCCGCAATCAAAAACCAGCTTGAGGTAAATAGCAATGGCAACTACAGCTACAAACAAACAACCATTACTCGTAGACCGTTTATTCCATAACGTTGTTGCTGGTAATACACTGACATCGGGCTCTGCTACATCGCTCGATATTCTTGGTACGAACGAGTCATCAGTTCTTGTTGATTGCTCTAGTAATGACGGTGGTATCGTTGAAGATCTTTATACGATCTCACGTACAACTAGCACCACAGCATACAAAGCACTGTTCTACTTAAGTAGTTCTGTGGATTATTTACGTCCGTCTGAAGCACTGCTTGTTGCGATGGTAACCACATCTACCACACCTGGCGTTAAAGCATCAGTGACAGACCTGCCTACGATTTTGGCTCCACTGCCTCACGTTGGTTCTAACGGTCAGCTGCGTGCCTTGTATGTACCCAAGGGTCAAATCCTGTGGTGTACTCTTCAGTTAGCTGGACCAGTCAGCAGCTCTGACGCTCCAATCATTGCAGCCCAAGGCGGGTTCTATTGATGCCTAGGAAGCAAAACGGCTTCGGTAACTCCAAGTCTTTTGCTACTAAAGGAGTTAATAGTCGAATTGATGCAGGTAAGGTCAAAGGTGCCGGCGGTACTTATCCAAGTAACCGTCGTTTTGGTTCGTCCGTTCATAGAACTGTTATCGAGCAATATGACCTCAATAGTGATTGGGTCAAATGGCGGAAGGGGCTTGAGTTTTATTATCAAGCAGCTTGGTACCGTCTAACTCAGAAAAACCCTGACTACAATCCGTTTGACGAAACAAGTGAAGAATACGTTGACTTAAATATTGACAGTAAGTTATATCAAGGCACTGAAGGGGAGATTGCTGTAAGGTTTGACGGTTATCGCTTTGCTACAAAGAACTCAGATACAGGTAATCACTATGTCATTAAACGCACTCCTGTAGACCCAGTATCACTTGGCAATATTACTCAGGTCTTTAATGACCCAACAGAAAGTCCAGACAACTATAACAACAAAGAAATATGGGCTTACGCTACACCAAACACTAATTCAACAATGCTCCGGCATATGGTTGGAGAACGTTTGACTGATGGTGAGACAGAGGCAACACTCTCATACGTACTCACACAGCAAGAGCATCCATCAATCTTTATTGGTAAAGCATCACCATTAGATAAGACCGTTGTCAAAGTTACTGTACCAAAAGCAGATATTGCTGCCACACAATTTATACAGGACAATGGTGGAGACTTTAATGCACTAATTGGCGAACTTGGATATGTCAAAGACTTTGTGCGCCAACTGCCTATTACACAAGGCACCTACAGTTTTCAAGACCAAGCGAGTTTCTTAGATTTTCAGAATAGATACTTTACTGTTGAAACAGATTTATCATTCACAGGTGCTGAGTTTGAAATCTTAGACCAAAATCAGGCACTACCTCCAACCCTGCTTGATATCGGTGGGTTACCAAAAATCTTTTCGACCACAGCAGCGGACTATACAGTTGAAGGTACATACTTCTACGACAAGAATTTATATCAAAGGTTTTACGGCAAGAGCTACTTAACTGCTGATGTAATACGAAGTGAAGTGACACATACATCATTTACAATCTTCCCATTCGCGATTCTGTCAGTCAAGGAAATCGGTAATAATTTAGAGATAACGTCTGTTCCATTTAGTGGAGAGCTAAACCTATTTGCACCACTTGGCGATAGGACAACACTTGTATTCACCGATAATAGTTTCACAAAGACTTCAGTTGATTTAGACGAAAGTGGTAATTATTACCACGCTGATTTAAGGGATGAAACAGGGGCACCGTTAGAGCAATGGCAAATCATTGATACAGATGTCAAGCCTTGGGAGACAAGTGTTTTTGCTAGCGGTGGTGATATTACCCCTGCTGTTGTCTATGCCTGCAGTTGTCCTAACCATTCGCACGCACAACTACGTATGCCGCAAGCGACAGATGATGCCGGCAGACGTAAAATCAACAGACAAAGGCAGTACCCTTTGCCGTCAGCTCTGAGTGTTGACCGCTTCACCGAAGGCGCCTTACCCGAAGTAGCAGGTGCCGCTCAGTCCTGGGCGACACGTGACTACCGTATGAGCTACAAGCAATGTAAGCATTCAATTGCTGCCCGCTTTATCGAACGGATTAAGACAAAAGAACCTGATAGTTATCCGTCAATCAGCTCTCGAATACGGTTTGAAGAAAAACTAGAGAATGAAATCAATGACGTTGGTGAAGAATTCAATCTATCCTATGAACGTAGTGGTATTTCATTACTTGAGATTATTTTCGCAATGGCGCAAGCATTAAATATGGATGACGCTGAACTAGCTTATGTCATCTTCAATAGCAAGTATTGAGCTAGATACAATAGAAAGTAGTATAAAAATAACGCCGTGGCAAATGATGGCTACCAGGGTGCAGTTGATGCATTCAATAATTTACGCTTAGCAAACGGTGAAGTTGCACGTCCCTACACAGCTAACTGGCAAGGTATTATTGATGCCATTAGCGATTTACAGTCAGAGTGGGGACAGGCAGATATTGGTGAATATCCCCCTGGCTGGGGTGTTGAAACAGATAGCAATGGCAATGTAATCAGTAGCGGATGGCTGTATCCGCCAAAGAACGGCGACCTTTGGTACGATTCACGCCAAGGCCGTTTAATGGTATTCATTGATGATGGATATTACCAAACAAACGGTGCTGATGTACTTACACAAGTTAGTACAACTCCACCTGCAGATAGCGTAGAAGGTGCGTTGTGGTTTGATCCAAACCAAAATAGCTTCTATGTTTTTGACGGCACTGGGTGGAATATTGTAAGTAGCAATACTACAAACCTAAATACTACGTCACTGCTGCTTGACAGTACAACTCAAACTCAGATTGGGTCAACGACGTACAGTAATATTACTGAGTTTACAGCTGCTTCACCTGCGGAATACAACCAAAAGCGTTTTAACCAGTGGTTACTAACAGCACTTGGTGAAGTCGATACAGAAATTACAACCCTTGAAAACCAACCCGATATCGCAGTCGGGACTTCAGCTCCAGCCACCCCTCAGACAGGTGACCTTTGGTTTGATACAGGCAACAATTTACTTAAAGTCTACTCTTCAAACGTATGGATTGCTTGTCTCGATTTAACGAGTACGACATCAAGCATCAGCACAGTTCAGTCAAACCTCGATAGCTATGAAGCTACTACTGACCCACGACTGACTTCGCTTGAAAGTAGTGTTGCTGCAATTCCTACGACACTCAGTAGCTATGCGACAACAGCAGCACTGACCTCCACTCAAAATACACTGCAAGGAAATATTGACGCACTCACCACAACAGTGGGTGACCTCAGTCGTTTTAGTACAGTCACAGATACTGAGAGTGCTGATAACGCATTAGACGCTCGTATTACAACACTTGAGAATACAAATATTGACCTAACCCCGTATGCAACAACAGTCGCATTAAACACGGCTATTGCGAACTTAGATAGTACGATTACTGCTCGTAATTACGCAACAGAAACTTACGTCGATACTCAAGTTGCAAGCATTGTTGTACCTGATATCTCAGGCAAACTAGATACAACTACATACGATGCATTTACAGCCACTTTGCCTGGTACATATCTAGCAAAAACAGGCGGGACATTGACAGGAACATTAGTCATTGACCGTAGCGACATCAGCCTACCTAGCATTGATCTTTCAACAACAACTGCTGATTCGCAAAAAGCCTTAAAACTGAAGGCGAACTCAACCGGCAACAACTATTCGACATTTGGTTCTACTGCCAACTACTGGGAATATGCCTGGAACTTCGGAAGCAATGAGGACTTCTGCTGGGTCCATGATACTAACGGCAAAATCTTTAGTGTTACTGGGACCGCTGCTTACGCCAAAGATTTAATCTTGGGTGATTTCCAGCCCAATACCACAAGCGGTGTTCACGTCCTTAATCAAATTAACTTAAGGACTAAGTTAGCCGCGCTTGATACTCAGATTTCAACCATTCAGCAAGATATCATAGACCTAGAGACTGGAGTAAATAATTTAAGCCTTAATCAGGTGTATTACGGTGACGTAGCACCAGCGAGTGCCGATGTAAATGACGGTGATATTTGGTTCGATAGCTTAAATTTGCGATTTACAATTAGACACGATGGTGCTTGGATTTTTCCTGATAGAGTGGAAGATGGAGCACTTAAAACATCACTGCGAAATGCTGTAACTTTATCTACAGACTACGCATCACTCAAGACACAACTGTTAGCAGCCTTAGTCTAATCTTTTCTAGAATATCAACATTGACTCAGTGAAATATGCCTCCCTTTAGTTTTCCAGACCCAAGCACACAAACTGAAGTCACTAACCCATATACAGGTGATGTATGGGTCTACGTCAATGGCGTTTGGCAAGTACAGTCAACTGGCTCAGGTAGCGTCAGCTCTTTACCTGACCTCTCAACATCAGTCACAGCCTTGCAAGCTGAACTGGTACAAGCACGTCAAGATATAATAGATTTACAAGCACAATTAGCTGCTTCTGGTTCTCAATCATCTTCATCATCTTTTTTAATACTGGAGTAATATGGCTTCATTCAAACTATCTGGACTTGGTGCAGTAACCAGTACAGCTAATGATAGTCTTCTGTACGTTGCTGATACATCGGACAGCGGATCTACATACACTTCTAAGCGCATCACTGTTAGCAATTTCCTGAATGGTTATGCTACTCAGTCATATGTTACGCAACAAATTAATAATCTCGTCGATGGCGCTCCGACTGCGCTTGATACGCTGAACGAACTGGCAGCTGCCATTAATGATGACAGCTCAATTGCATCTAGCCTCACAACTCTCATCAATGCGAACGAAACTCACATTGATAACACCGCCACTTTAACTGGTGTCGCAAAAGATTCCACAGCACTTGGTACCTTTACTGGCTCAACAATTGCTGATGATGTCACAATCAAAGCTGCTCTTCAGGCACTTGAAACAGCAGTTGAAAGCAATACTCTTCCTGGACTGACAGCGTCAGTCTCTGAGTTAAATATCCTTGATGGTGTCACAGCTACGACAGCTGAAATCAACCTGCTTGATGGTGTTACTGCCACAACAACTGAACTGAACTATGTCGATGGTGTTACATCAAACATTCAAACTCAGTTAGACGCTAAGGCTACCAACACAGCTCTTAACGCTCATATCACAACTGCGACTGCTAAGCATACAGACATTGATGATGTCATCACACTGACTGGTATTGCTGAGAATACTACTGACCTCGGTACATTTACTGGCAGTGTTATTGCTGACAATACAACAATCAAGACTGCCCTTCAGTCCTTAGAAACTGCTGTTGAACTTCGCGCTGCATCTACTACTGTTACTGAGATTGACGGTAATGTTGATGATCTGGTGAGCTTGAGCGGTGTTGCTGAAAACAGCACAAACCTTGGCGCCTTCACCGGCTCGACAATCGCCGATGATTTGACAATCAAAGCTGCCCTTCAATCGCTTGAAACAACAGTTGAAGCAAACGCTCTGACTGGTCTGACAGCTACAGTTAGTGAGCTGAATACTCTTGATGGTATTACTTCTAGCACTGCTGAATTAAACATCCTTACAGGTGTTACCTCTACAGCTGCTGAATTAAACATCCTCGACGGTGTTACTTCTAATGCTACTGAACTAAACATCCTTGATGGTGTTACTTCTAGTACCGCTGAAATCAACATTCTGGATGGCGTCACTGCTTCTACTGCTGAAATCAATCATCTTGCTGGTGTCACTTCTGCCATTCAAACTCAACTGAATGGTAAGCAAGCTACTCTGACTGGGCTGACTTCTACAGTTAATGAACTCAACATCCTTGACGGCGTCACTGCTACCGCTGCTGAGATCAACATCCTCGATGGTGTTACTGCTACAGCAACTGAGTTGAACTACGTTGATGGCGTAACCTCTGCAATCCAAACGCAGATTGACGGTAAAGTCGCAACCGGCGCTAATGTGAACGTGTTGATTGGTGGTACTACAGCGCAGTCTGTGCCTGTTGACGCAAACGGAGATGATAACTATCTGTTCCTTGTGGTTGACAAATCTGACGGTGCTCTGAAAGTTATCACTAAGACCTTCCTTGAAATTGAAGGTTGATAATTCACACGTGTTGAATACTTTACGGGGGCTATATGCCCCCTTTTTTATTGACAGTTAGTTAGCATAAATGAATTGAATGGATGATATTATGTTTCAACCAGGAGATTTTGAGCTACCGCTAGAAATCAAACTTAAGCTGCGTGTAGTCAATGACGAAATTGATAATTGTGATGACGTAAAGGAATTACGAGAACAGCTCAAAAAATCAACTGAGCTGATGATGAATTATCAAAACATAATGAATAGAATGCTTCGAGAGCAAATTGAAAAGAACCTTACTGACTTTACTGATAAAATAGAAAAAGGTTTATAAATACTGCGATGCCATCAATTGGTGACACCAAAGTACGATTTGGTCGTTCTTATATCTACTTAAATCCACTCGTCAATGGTGCTGTCGCTGGTCCAGGTACTTGGAGATTAACCAGTGCTGACGCTGATGGTGAAGGGCACGGTGATGATGAGCACGCACTACAAGCGCAAGTAGCTGCTGATGTACCGTCGATTGGTGAAAGTCAGCTAATTTATATTGATAACAGCGGTAAGGCTCGTCCTGCTATTGCCACAAATATCTCTACAGCACGTGTTGCTGGTATTACAACAGCAGCCTCTACAGCTAATAACTATATTTCATATCTCACAAATGACACGGTAAATATTACCAATGTCAGTACAGTAGTTGATGGTGTATCTGGCAGCCAACTGACGCCCGGCACTTACTATTTCCTTAGCGCAACTAACGCAGGTAATTTAACAACTACACCAGATACAACAACTACAGGTGCTGTAGTTATTCAAGTTGGCATCGCCTCCGACTTCAATAACTTGGCAATTGAAGTACAGCAACCTACGGTAATTTGAAATGGCTGACCGTCGTCTAACAGTATTAAACCCACAGGGTTATCAAGAAATTCTTCAGACATCCGACCGTCTGCTTGTTGATTCAACATCATTGTTTGCTGGCGCTACATTCTCGCAAAATGTAAGCTTCGCAAGCGCTGATTTTAGTGGCAACATTACTGTTAATGGAACACCAACGAATACCACACACGTTGCTACCGTTGGATATGTCGATAACGCAACAGCTGCTGTAGCACTAACGGCAAGTGCTCCGTTGTCAATTGTTAATCAAGATATTACAATTGCTGGTGCTACAACAACGTCAGTCGGATCACTTCGGCTCGCTACTGACGCAGAAGCATCAGCAGGTGCAAATGTTGATGCTGCTATTACACCAGACCAGCTTGTCACTGCTCTTGACAGCCTCTCATTTACTGGGGCCGCTCCAGTAGTCTTTACAGAAACGACGACTAATAACTATGACATTTCAGTCAATACAGCCACAAACTCTACAAGTGGTATCCTTCGTCTTTCTACTGATGCTGAATCAGTTACAGGAACTCTAGAAACTGTAGCTGTAAATCCTAAACAACTACAAGATAAATTCAATAGTATCCCCAGTGCCTCTGATACAGTACAAGGTTTAGTACGTCTTGCCACAAGTTCGGAAGCTGATGCTGGGACCAATAATTCAACTGCTGTAACTCCGCTTCAAGTTGCTGCAGAAATTGCAGAAGTTGAAGTAACGGCGCAGTCACCTTTGTTTGTGACGCAGCAAGGTCGAGTATTTGATATTGATATCAACCTCGGTACATCAAGTGCTGCTGGTATCTTACGACTTGCCAATAACTCAGAATTTACAGCGGGTACGGCAACAGATGTCGCAATCACACCAGCGCAATTACAATCTAAGTTCAGCTCGATTGTCATTAATGATGCTTCGACTACTGATAAAGGTATTATGCGATTGGCATTTGATAGCGAAGTGGCTGCTGGTACCGTTACTGATGAAGCTGTTACCCCCGCTAGCCTTCGATATGCCTTAGACCAGGCAGATTATTTGCTTGATGCTGGAACTTATTAAGTACAATAGTCATAGGATTTTTATCCATTAATATATAGGTTATTACCATGAAGATTCAGTTAAAGCGTTCAAGCGTTCTTGATGCTGGTAGTG